TCTCAGGCATGACTATGCAATTTGGGGACTTGGGAGATACCAGTCCCCCTTTTACTTTTTTACTTGTTCGTTAAAATCTAGATCGATTCTCCACGCAGAGAAACCTTCCTTGACACGACCACGTTTCTTCGCAATGGCCTTACCGATTGCTTTACGTCTGTTCAAGAGATACTTATCTGTCTTATCATGATCACCATCATTGTCGATATCCTTGTCTTCAGCACCAACAGGATCCATCTTCTTCTCATTAAAGATATTTCCAACAGGAACATATGACTGAGCCATGTTTTGATAGTTGACTCCAGACTTAACACCTTTTGGTAATGCCATGTTCTGTGGATTTCTAGCTGGTTTTGGTTTTACAACCTGTTTTACCTTCATCTCATCTATGAGTTCACCATCTGGTGTATGATCTAATTTCAAATTATAACTCGAATAGGCATCAGATGTAGTAAAGTTTGGTTGTCTCCTAATTTTAGCTGTTCTTTCTTCTCTCTTTTTCTCTGCATCAGCTTCAATTTTTCCTCCTATCGCCATTCCAGTGGCTCCAATAATACCAGCTCTAGTCGCCATACCAGCAGCAGTTCTACCTGCGAGAACTTCTTTTTGGTTCTTAGTTAACTTAAATTTTGCCTTTTGAGATGGAGTACGAGCTAATTTTTTTCTCGCTGATGCTAACTTTGCCGCACCAAATTTTTCATCTACATACTCTTCCTTCATCTTCTCACGTTTTTTCTTCGCCTTTGCAAGAACTCGATCAGCAGCCTCACTTCTCTCTTTGTTTGGGCCATCATATGCCATTGCACCCTTCTGCATACGAGGTGCTTTCTCCTCTTTATCTTCTCTAGTAAACTGAGGATGTTTATCTAATTTCATTCCTCTTTTTTTCTCTAAAGCTTTTTTCTTTTTCTTTGATTCTTCTCCTGTATTGTCAGAATATCTGTTATCATACTTAGCTTCTTTCACAGTCTTTTTCTTTTCACCCAATAATTTTTCTTTAGCCATGGCCTTTACCACGTTAGGTGCTGGCGATGCGTTAAGTATTTGTAAGTATATTTTTCTCTTTTCTTCTTCGGAAGCACCTTTAGGTATTTTACTTTGTGCTTTATATCTTACATCAGAAGCCAACTGTGATGCTTGTTTCTCTGCATCAGAAGCACCAGCTGCATGTCCTCTCTTTTCCTCGTAGACTTTTTGATACGCAGTCATTAAGTCATCTTGTAATTTTTGGCTAAGCATTACCCTTTCGCACGTTTTTCTCTAGATTTATTTATAAAATTAATGATGATAGGATTATGAGAAAGTCTTTGAGTATATTGTCTTAAAGCATCTGTTCCAACTTCTCTTTGATTTGCAGGCACTCCAGAGATCTCAGTAAACTTCTCAGTAATATCTTTAATCCATGATTTAAACATTATGTTATCTTCAGTCACTGCGATGATATGATTTGCACCTGTGCGAATAATCTTTCCAATTAATCCAGTATTATCATTCTCCACAAGATCACCAACACGGAATATATTTCCGTTCATATAATTCTCACGAAGATTCTTCCAATCAAACTTAGGAGCGATTCTCCACATCTCATTCTGTTGTTTCTTCTTGGGTTTCATTCCCTGTCTTAAGGTATCAAATAATTGCCTTGTAGCATCATCTTTCAATGCTCTTGGTACTCCACTTCTAAACGTTTTAAAATCATCATCCGCAGCCGCTTTTCTTAACTTAGATGCAGACATAGCACTTACACCTTCTCCATCTGGATCACGATCTCCAGCAGATATAACTTTAATACGATCAAATTGATAAAGTTTATTATTATATTTGTTTGCTAAATTTTCAAATTCAGTTTTACGATCTTGTCCTACAACAATATTTACAGACTTTGCACCTCTTTCATTTGCACCTTTCAAAGCATCAAAGATTGTTTTTGTCTTTGGATTATTCATAATATGTTTTGCATGTTGTGGAAACATCTGTTGCATGTATCCAATCTTTGTATCAGGATCTAATGGATTTTTATCAGGATCATTTGAACGTGATGGATATATTTCATAATTACCTTTACCAGCGACCTGTTTTACTTTATTCATAAGTTTTTCATGTCCAATCGTCGGTGGATTAAAACGACCAAACGCCACAGTCATATCAGCCTCATCCTTATCTGGATCAGGTTTAGCGACTGTTTGCGAAGATACTGCTTCAACTATAAATGTTGTAAAACTTTTCATATTTTCGGTGCGGGCATGGGATTACCTTTTTCCCAATTCTTATCTGCGGTAAAGTTTGCACGACTAAACTCTAAACGATCTACCAGTTTAAGAGCCTGTCCTGATCGAATTGCAACAAACCCTTCGGGTGCTGTCACACGATAACCATCTGGTGTTCTAAGAAATGTGCCAAATGTATTTACCTTTTGCAACTTACGAATCATAAAATTTTTCGCAGCCTGTAAATTCATATAAGATGCAACAGTCATGTATATTGACTGTTGATTGTCTGAGATAAATTTAAGACCTTTGTTCTTCAGTTCTAAGTATTTATCTTTTGTTGTCTTCATCTTCTTAGTTGCAATTTCTTTATCTAATGCATTTGAAAAATACTGTGCAAAATCTCTTGCAGTATTACGAGCGCCAGCTAATGTTTTACCTTGACGAATGTAAGAGTTAAAGAAAGTCTTGAACATGATATTCAATGTAAACTTATTCATATTGTTTGTTTTCATCAGATCAAGAAAACGAGAAGCTTGTTTCAAAGATCCCTCTGTTTTATTCACAAGATTTGCATAAGTTGTTTTCTCAGCGGCAGTCATGTTTGCTTCACCTGATGCATTTTTAAAATCAGATGATGTTACAAAGACATCACTATTACCTTGAATATTAATATCACCAAAACTAGCAGTCATTGTATCTAAACTTCTACCAGAATATGAAGTGTGAAATACGATTCCAAACTTTGCTTGATTTATCTTTTGTCCAATGTCACTATCTTTTGGAACTGCGTACACAATTGTGTTTGGTTGAAATGCGATGCAAGTATCCCCACCAATTTTTGCCTCATACTTATCATCAGTAAATAAAAGATCTCCCTGCACAACATTTGGTATAGAAAGTGTAGAGAGATATTTGTATGCGTCCTTAAGTTTACTTGCAAGTTGTCCAGATGGATACATACTATCAACATCTTTTTGTGAATATGCAATTTTAGGATTAACTTTATTAAATACAGATTTTGTTCCAACAAAAAATCTACCGTTTTCTGGATTGACACCACAAATTATTGCAGGAGCTCCATCCCACTTAACGGTGACACGGGCATCTGCTGCACCCTGATCCAACATCCTCCCAAGAGATCGAAGGAATGCGATTGCTTCCTTACCGCCTTGAGATCCGTCATTTAAAATATTATCTTCTAAATGTTCGAGGTGAGTATTCTTCATGAGTTTCTAGTAAATCCACTGATAGCATTAAACTTAACAGAAAGGTTTTCAAACTGTCCTAGTTTATGCAAAAAACCAGACTTATTGGATCTTGCAGAGAACTCCATATTCAATGTGATACCGTCAGTTAATGTTATAACAAAATCTTGTTTCGATCCACCAGCGTCACTTGCAATAATGGATGTCGCTGCTTCTAATCCAGCTTGTAATTGATCATAAGTATTATCTACATACGCAGTGGACGTTGTTGCCTTGACTTTGATAAAAGGAGTTTTTAATTGAGTCTTTAATATTTGTGATTTAATAAATTTTCTTGTCTTCTTTATATCAGAATTAAATAAATTTATCACAGCCTGTTTCACTAACGCTAAGTT